CTTGGTCATCTCGGCCATTGAACACCTCTAACGTGGTTTGATGAAACCGGGAAGGTAAGACAGAGCGCGGCCCGGCCCGCTACTCATCTTCTGAACTTTCAAACCCCGCACCCGGCGCGGTCATCTCGAACGCCACGCCGATGTTGTTGCCCGCCACGAGGACGCGCTTGTTGGGGATGATGCGACGCTCCCCCGTCTCGCGGTCCTCGACCACGATCATGTCCTGCGTGCCGTAGGGGCCGACCACGCGCAACTGGCGCGGGTTCTGCATCACGGCGAGGCGGGCAGACTCCAGGGTCTTCACGCGGCACCCGCGGCGGCCGGCTTCGGGGCGGGAGGCGCGGTGGCCGCCTCGGCCTTCTTCCGCGTCTTCTCCTCCTTCATCTCTGCACGCACGCGGTCGTCTACGCCCATCTTCTTCCGGCTCTCAAAGGCGCGCTGCCGGACGCCGTCCAGGCGGGCCTGCTTCTGCGCCTTCGTCTCGCTGGTCAGCTCGACGCGCTGGCCGGGGAACCGCTGCTGGATCGTCGCCACGGCGCGGTCGTAGTCTTCCTTCGTCTCAGCCTTGCCGAGCACGCCCATGTCGACGGCCGTGAACGAGCCGTAGCCGTGACCGCGCACCGACGGAGCGATGCCGTGACCCCAGTCGACCTTCGTGGGGATCCCGCACTCGTCGCAGGAAGGCATCTCCTCGACGCGCACGAACGTGTCAGCCTTGCCCCACCCACACGAGGGACACCGTATATCATGGATCGGCATGGTATTCCTTTAGCTTTAGGGAAAATTTAGGCGACCGGGACGGGCGTCGGGCCCATCGCGGCCATGACATCGGACGGCACGTTCTGCGTGGCCGCCTCGGTCGTCTCAGCACCCGGCACCTCGGTGCCCGGCGGGAGCATCGGCATGCCAGGAGGCGCGGCTCCGGGGCCGGTGGGGCCTGCACCGCCACCCATCGCGCCCATCATCTGCGCCATCATCATCTGCTGCTGCATGGCCTCCTGCTGCTCCAACTCCTCCTTCGGGATGAGCAACCTGCCGGAGAGGCCGACGCCGGTGACCAGCTCTTCAAGGAGCTGGCGCTTGTTGATGTTCGGATCCTGCGCGAGGACCGGGAACAGCTTGAGCAGCGTCTCGGCCATGACCGAGGGGTTCTGACGGATGGGGTTGTAGGACACCATCGAGAAGTTCACATCGACCTCGCGGATGTCGGCGAGCGTGACCTCGCTCCATCCCTCGTGGCCGCTGACCTGCACCAGTCGCGGATCCTTCATGTACTTCTTGGCGAGGTAGAAGCACTTCTCGGCCACGTCCTGAAGCGCGGTGTTGATGTGGCCCTCGCGCGTCGCGAGACGGGTCCGCATCTGCGCGTCGATGATCGCCATCTCCGTCGCCGTGCGGGCGCCAGCCACCTGGCCGCGGGCCGCCTCGGCGAGCGCCGAGATGAACGCAGCATCGCCTTCCTGTCGGGCGATGAAGTTCTCGACGCCGGCCGGCACCTGTGGCATCGGCATCTCGTAGAACAGCGTTGAGAGCGTGCGGAGTCCCTCGGCGTTCGACGGACTGATCGGCACGAACGAGCCCGTCGCCGCCTCGACCGCCTTGTTGAGGTCTTCCTCGGTGATCAGCTCGCTGTTGAACAGGATGCGTGGGATCATCAGGTAGACGATCTGCTTCATGTGCGTGAGCAGGTCGTTGATCGTCTCCTGCTGGTTCAGTACGAGCTGAACTTCGGACAGGCCGAGGCAGTCCACCGCGCTCTGGTTGAGGCTGAACATCGAGTAGGGGATGTAGTCCAACTCCTGCTCGAACACGATGGTGTCGGCCTGGCGGACGTAGTGGATGACCTTGTTGCTCTCGCGGTCGTAGTACTCCCAGACCGTGACCCACTCGAACGCATCGCGGAGCTGCGCCACGTCGCTGTTCTTGTAGGAGTCCGTGATCCACTTCGGGTAGCGGTCGGGCGTCACGTCCGCGATCTTCGGCGACTTGTACGCGCCGGTCTGCACGCGGCGCTGGAACTCCGTCCAGGGAATGACGGCCGCCTCCAACCAGTAACGGATGTCGTCCACGTCGCGGACAGTCTGGTCGAAGAAGATCGATCCCGGCTCGATGACGCGAACTACCGGCTTGTCGCCGGCCACGTCCCAGCCCGTCTTGAACACGCCGCGCTTGCAGAGGACAGAGTCGATCAGCGCGGTGGCCGCGCGGCGACGCATGTTGTTGGCGTCGAAGACGTACTCCATCAGGCCGTTGACGAGCGGGATCGCCTCCTGGCTCTGCTTGTTGCGGGGGTTCGCCGCGACCTTCGGGTTGGGGCCGAGCAGCGCCGACACGGCGGTGTCCGCGATGGCGTAGATCATGTTCTTCGAGCAGAGGAACGAGGGGATCGCTCCGTCGCTCAGGTTCACGTCGTTGCGCGACGTGTAGAACTCACCTCGGTAGTATCGCCGCGCCTTGTCGAAGTTCTTCTTCTCGGTGCGTTCGTAGAAGCGACGGTGGCGGTCGATGAGATTGCTGAGGTTCATGTCCACTCTCGCGCGATGGGCTTGAAGGGGTTGCGAGCGGCGGCCCGCTCTTGATGCTTGTACTTGTCGAGATCAGCGATGGTAACGCGAGGTTCGTCGGAGGGCGCGAACTCTTGCGTCTGGATCGGCGTTTCATCGCTTGTGAAGCGACGACGGGACAGGATGTCGGCGGCCATGACCGCGGTGCGCGCCAGGTCGAAGTGGTGCGTCGTTCCGTCGCCGTTGGTGGCCCGCTTCCCGCGGTTGCCATCGTAGTTGATCAACTGGTGGAGCAGCGGTTTGGACTTGATCGTGAGTTCACGCTCACGAAGCATGCGGACGAGGCGGGCCTCGCCTTCCTGCACCCGCTTCTCGGTGGCGTACCAGCCGGGATGGTTGCGGTCGGTCCAGAGCAGGTTTCGCGCACCCTTGTCCTTGAGCATGGCGATACACGCCGCTGCGTTGGACTCGACCGCCAAGAGCGCCTGGTTGAAGAACCGCTGGAGGTTGAGCAGCCGCTCCGAGAAGCGACCCGGATCCTCGCGACCTTCCCACATGGCGACCTCGCGCCTCTCGGTGGCGTCCCAGACCGTCACGGCGCTGTTGTCACCCACGCTGCCGAAGCCCGCCGGGTCCGCGCAGACGAGGTACGCGCGACCCTTGATCGGGCGCTCCAGGAGGCTTGCGCCCTTGGGCACCGGCTCAGGCGGCACGACAGAGTGCAGCAGGCTCTCCTTCAGCACGTCGACCGGCATGACCGGCGACCCGCTGCCCAGCCAGCCGTCGTAGGGATCGGACGGGTACTTCGACGTGAAGAGCCGCTCGTCGTTACCCATTTCCGTTTGGAGCGACAGGCGACGGAACGCGAGGTTGTGGAGGTCCATCCCCGGATGGCGCTTCATGTAGTCGAGTTCGACCTCGGTCGGCTTCAGCCCGGCTGGGTCGGAGCGACACGACGGGTCGAGCCACCACTCCAAGAACACAGGATGGAAGCGGCCCTTCCCCTCCAGCGCGTTGTGCCACATCGTCTCGTGGTGGCTGCCCGCCATCCCCGGCGTGGACTCAAGGATGACGCGGGCGTTCTGGCGCTTGTTGACGGCGGGGAAGATGTTCGCCGCCGCCTTCCGCTGCCACTGCGCCTCACCGAACTCGGTGATGAGCAAGCGGTCGATGGATCGACCGACGGCAGGGCTTCGACCGCCGGCCGTCAGCACCTTGATGCCGCCGCCGTGGACGAAGTGGATCTGCGTCGTGCCGGGCTTGCGGCCCGCCTCTGTCGGCACCTTCACGTCGTCCGGCAGACGGTTGTACGCGAACAGGATGCGCTCAAAGATGTCCTCGGCGGTGTCCTGCCGCTCAGCGATCAAGACACCCTTCACGCCTTGGAGGTACATGCAGTCGCGCAGCAGGAGCATGACCGACGGCGTCGTGATCTTCGCCTGACGGAACTTGTCGGTCAGCACCCAGCGGTGGTCAGAACACGCCTGCAAGAACTTCATCTGGATGTTCGTCGGCTCCAAGTAGCCGATGGACTCGTCCTCGCGGACGATCTGGCACATCGAGACGAACGCCCACGGGGTCGCGAACAAGGCGTTCACCTTGCCCATGTGGAGGTGCGGCAACTGCACGATCTTGGCGCCGCCGGGTAGACTTGCGGGAGCCGACAAGGTACACTCTCCTGGACCCTATGCTATCATGGTATGGGCAGGAGTGCGATATGGCCGAGAAGTTCATCCAGGAGGCGATCAAGCGGCCGGGCGCCCTGCGCGAGAAGATGGGCGTCGGAAAGGGCGAGAAGATCCCCAAGGCTGAGATCAGCGCCAAGATCTCCACGCTCCAGAAGGAAGGCGAGGGCGACAAGAAGCTCTCCGCCGCCAAGCGCATGCTTCTGAAGCAGCTCGTCCTCGCTCGCACCCTCGGCAAGATGAACAAGTAGGAGCGCCCCATGATCGGCACCGACGTTCAGAACACGACCCTCCCCGACAAGAAGCCGGGCAAGGCCATCCCCGCCAGCAAGAAGCGGGAGATGATCAAGAGCCTGATCGCAGGCCGCGTCAAGCGCGAGATGAACCCCTATGGCGGCTGAAGGCAAGTACGGACACATCAACTTCAAGCCGCCGCAGTCTGTCGCCGCAGCGGCAGTCCGTGGGTTGATGCTCCGTCGTCAGCAGTCGAAGTCGCAGAAGGCGGGCCTCGACGCGAAGCAGGCCGCGGCTCAAGGCATCGGCTCCGGTGTCCAGCGCGCCGTGAACCTGAAGAACCGCTCTGAGATGAGCCCATCCACCGTGAAGCGGATGAAGGCGTACTTCGACCGCCACGCGAGCAACTACCAGCTCGACCCCGGCAAGTCTCCGCGGGAAGACAAGGGCTACGTCGCCGGCCTCTTGTGGGGCGGTGACGCCGGTCGAGCCTGGTCGAACAAGGTCGTCCGCCAGATGGAGGCGGCCGACAAGCGAGGGAAGTGATGGATCGCCGAGGCACGCTGAAGCAGGTCTACTCCAACCCCGGCCTGCGAGAGCGCATCAAGAAGCGCATCATGGCAGGCAGCAAAGGCGGGCGCCCCGGCCAGTGGTCCGCCCGCAAGGCGCAGATGGTCGCGCAGCAGTACAAGAAGGCCGGCGGCGGCTACAAGAGCGGACCGAGCGCGCAGCAGAAGAGCCTGAAGCGATGGACGAAGCAGGAGTGGACGACGCCCTCCGGCAAGCCCAGCACGCAGGGATCGAAGGCGACCGGCGAGGTCTATGCGCCCAAGCGCGCCATCGAGAAGCTGCGCTCCACGCCCGGTGGCATGGCGAAGCTCGCCGCGGCCACCCGTGCGAAGCGCGAGGCATCTCGTCGGGGCGAGCAGTTCGCGCGTCACGGCCTTCACAAGAACAAGGACCGTTAGTCATAGGCGTGCGCGGGCCTTCCACTCGCGGCGGCGTCTTTTTTCTAACACGGCCTTGCGCGGTGGCAACCCGACGTGGTACTTTTTCTGAGCACCCACCGATGACGTTCCGGGCAGCCCGCAAGGGTCCGTAGCACCAACGGCTGGGCAGGCGAAGCACCGAACTTCAACCGTTCCTTCGACCCAGCCGGTCGGAGTCGCTCTTCGCGTCTGCCCCCGGCTACGGAGTGCTCAATGGCAATCTCTACCGAAATCCTGAACACCACGTTCGCGGACCTCCGCGGCCCGCTCATCAACTCCTTCATCCGCTCCAACGAGCTGCTCGACGCGCTCATGAGCAAGGCTCGCATGCCCTCTGAGGGCGGCAGCCTGATCGAGCGTTCCTTCGCCGGTGGCGCTCCCGCCCGCGGCGTTGGCGTGTTCGTCGGCGACGAGCTTCTCAACATGACGCGCCGTCAGCAGACGAAGCGTTTCCAGGTCGAGCCGCACCGCATCGTGGCCGCGATCAACATCCCGAAGAAGGAACTCCTCTTCAACAGCGGCAAGCTCGCTGTGATCCGCCTCATCGAGGAGTACCCCCAGACCACGCTTGAGGGCGCCAAGGCCGACCTCAACGCCTTCTTCCTCACCGGCGTGTCCCGCGGCCTGGTCTTCCAGACCGCCGACCTCGCCGGCTTCCTGAGCCTCAACGGCGAGTTCGCCGCTGGCTCCGGCACGGGCGTGACGAACGGCCTCCTCGACTTCCAGGCCATCACGGCCCAGACCCAGTCGGTCCAGAACGTCGCGAAGTCCTCGTCGTACTTCCACTTCAACCAGTACAACGACATCACCGCGTTTGCCACGGACGGTCTGCCCACCCTCCGCAAGACCTACCGCCAGTGCGCCCACTACGCGGGCGGCATGGGCAAGGGCCCGGACCTCGTGGTGATGGACGACGACACCTACACCAACTTCGAGGACAGCCGTCTCTCCCTCGTCCGCGTCGCCCTCGTCGAGGACAAGACCGAGAAGACGAACACCCTCGGCCTGGAGCTGGGCGTCGCCAAGGTCTACTCCTCCATCGACCTCAACCGCGGCCTGTCCATCTTCAACGCCACCCCGGCCGCTGACGGTGTCACCTACATCCTGAACACGGACTACCTTGAGATGCCCCTCATGGAGGCCCCGTCCATCACGCCGTTCACCGAGCGTGTTGGCGATCAGGACGTGGTCACCGCCATCTTCTCGATGCAGGGCAACCTCATCTGCACGAAGACCCCGGCGCAGGGCTGCGTCTCCGGCGGCGCGCTGTAAGCGCGACGAGGTTCTACTCAACAACTTCAAGGAGATACCAACATGTCCTCCGCAAACAATCAGGTCTTTGGGAATGACGTCAACGTCATTGACGCGACTCAGGTCTACCCCCTCGGCACCGAGCGCCTCGTGCTCGGCTCCCAGACGGGCAAGGGCGATCAGGTCTGGCGCTATGTCCAGAACACCTCGGCCTCCGCGTTCACCGAGGGTCAGGTCGTCACCGCTGTGACCAACACCGCGCAGAACCTCGGTTCCGGTACGCTCGCTCCGGCGACGAACTCGGTGCCGATGCTCCGCGTTCTGGGTGTCGCCCAGACCTACACCACGGCTGGCAGCTCCGCGACGACCTTCGGCGCCGGTGCGTATGGCTTCATCCTGGTGAAGGGTGAGGGTTCCATCCGCGTGGACAGCGTAGGCGCTCTGGGCGCCGACACCCCGTTCGTCACTTCGGCGACGGTTCAGGGTTCGGTGGTGCCGGTGACCGGGGCGGGCATCACGGGCCCTGAGGCTGCGGGCATCATCGGTGTCTCGCATGTCTCCATCCCCCTCAGCACTGTGGGTTCGGCGTACATCGACTGTCGTCCGTAGTAGGTAGCAACCTCGCTTAGGCGAGAATAGGAGGCGGGCATGGACACATCTCTCGGTGCGCTTCGTGCCCGCCTCTTCAACTTCCGTGCATGGGACAGCACGGGACCGACGCTGGACGGCCGCATCAAGCAGGCCATGAACACGGCGCTGGACCGCATCGCGGGCGATGTCCCCGAAGCGGTCGTCCCCGACAACGAGCACGCGGTGCTGCTGCCGGATGTCGTAGGCGATGACGGCTCCGTCCTCGCAAAGGTCACCACGACGGCTGATGATCGGGTCTTCGAGTTCACCACGGCAGCCGGCGCTCCCATTGTGTCCGGCACGACGAGCTGGCTCCCCGACATCACCGGAACCTGGGATGGCATCATGCACTTGGAGGTCGTTGACGCGGCCGGTGAGGTGCATCGTCGGCAGAGCCGCGAGTTCTGGGTCGTGCCCGGCGTCGGCGGGCCGCCGAACCGCTACTACGTCTCCGTCGACCGTCCTTGGACTGGCGGTAGCGGCACGTTCTCGTTCCGTATCCACCAGCCGGAGTTCTTCGTCACCGACGACGTCATGCGCGTCCTTGAGCCGGGCCGCATCTTCGACGAGACGCGGCAGCAGGTCTGGGCCATCGACACCGGCGGGGCCTCGCGGCAAGACATGATCGACTTCCGTGGGCAGGACAAGGGCTACCCGTTTCGCATGTGGCGAGGCCGCCACTTCCAGATCCCCGCACCCACGCGCCTGCCGACGGCCGCACCGACGAACCCGAACACGGGCGCCCCGTGGGCAGGTCCAGAGTGGGAAGGCACGTTTCAGTTCTGCTACACCTACGTCTGGGGTCGCAAGGATCCAGAGTGGCAGGTTTCTCCCGGCGGCATCCGCGACCCGCAGTGGGAGTCCGCACCGTCCCCGTTCACCCCGTCCTACGTCCAGACGGGCGCGAGCGCCGGTCGAGCCATCGAGATCACCGGCACGAACATCGATGCCATGATGGACTTCGGTGAGGCCGCGACGCTGCGCTACGGACGCGCTGGCATGCGCCTCCGCATCTACGTCGCGCGCACGGGCGTCCAGACCGGCACGTCCTACGGCGTCGGCTTCAACCGGGTGGAGACGGACGGCAAGTACTACCTCCTCGCCGAGGTGGAGCCGACGGTCGGCACCTACACATGGGACGGCAGCGTCACGCCCGACTACCAGCGCGAGCTGAAGCACAGCACCGGCTACTACGCCTACCAGGTGTTCCCGCACCAGGATCAGCGGTACGAGGTCGACCTCCGTGTGCAACGTCTCCCGAAGGCGCTGGTGAACGATCAGGACACCGTGCCGATCCAGCGAGACGCGGTCATGTCCTACATCGAGCTGTGCCTGTACTACATCAGTCTGCTCGACGGTGTAGACCAGACCGGCGCGAACATCCATCTCCAGCGGTACAACGAACTCGCGCGGCACTTCCGCAAGCGGTACGCCAACCCCGGCGGCGCGGTCGACCCCATGCCCATCACCGGCTTTACGGCGAGGTTTAGGTTCGGGAGGTTTAGGGACACGACGTGATGGTTCGTGTTATACCTGCGTGGCAACCCCGACCAAGGAGAGCCTCATGGCCTTGACGAACTTCTTCCCCCGCCCCTCGCTCGGCGACATCTTCGTCCGCAAGAACCTCAACGGCAACGAAGAGGAGGCGATGATCCTGTCCGTGCAGTACAGCCCGAAGGCTGGCGCGCTCTGGCAGGCGACGATGAACACCAAGAACGGCATCGAGTTCGTGACCGGCGACGCCGAGCACCGCAACGTCCACGACTGGCGCCCGAAGGGCTGGATCTACGACGACGCCAACGGCAACTGGTACTCGCCCGCCGACAAGGCCAAGATCGACGCCGAGCGCGCCGCTTCTGCCAAGCCGGAGCCTGAGACGAAGGACGAGTTCCTCGTCGCTGATGCAGCAGAGATCACCAACGCGATGACGAAGAAGCGCGGCCTCCTGCCGAAGCTCTCGCCGCCGCAGCTTCCCCAGGTGTAGCCGATGGCGGGACCGGACAACCAGCAGACCAAGCAGTTCTTCATCCCTATCGGTGAAGCGCCGTCTGTCTACGCTCCCGCCAGCGTCGCGCAGCAGATCATCAACTTTGAGACGACGATCCGCAGCACGCTGGCGACCGTCCGTGGTCCCACTACCTACGAACCCGTGCGCGGCCTGGTTGATCCCTCCGCCGCGTTCGGGGAGATGCACGGTGTCTTCCACGCCGCCCTCGTCGGCGGTGTGGCGGACACGCTGATCATGCGCTCCGGCACGAACTTGTACCGGCATGCCGGATGGCAGCGCGGCTGGGAGGTCATCTACACCGGCCTCACCTCCGACACGCGGCCGGGCTACCCGGATCAGTTCCTCGTCCTCAACGACAAGATCATCTGGACGAACGGCGTCGACTATCCGCTCGTCATCGATGCACAGGGCCGCACGGTGCCTGTCGGCTTCCAAGAGATCCCGTCGCCGCCGTCGGTGTACGGGCCTCAGCAGGTCGCCTCCAAGACCAACTTCTACCCGAACGCGGGCGGCTACTCGTGGCGTGGCGAGATCGGCACGCCGGGCGACGTCCTGAGCGGCGTGCAGGGATCTGTCCTTGACGGGACGTGGTACTACTACGTCCAGCTCGAAGACATCTACGGCAACCTGTCGGCTCCGTCGTCTCCGTCGAACCAGGCGTACATCCGCACTATTCAGGCCGATCCCTACGAGCCTGGCGGCGACCCGAACACCGGCGCGACCATCGACGACCTCACCCGTCAGTTCATGGTCCGCATGACGGCGCAGGGGCCGGACCACACGGTCGCGGTCAACCTCTACCGCACGCCGGACACGACGCGCGGCAGCACGAAGCCGCGCTTCCTCGCACGGTTCGCTGGGCGCGAGACGGCCATCTTCGGCGACCGTGTTGCGGACAGTTTCCTCGGCGCGGAGTTGGAAGAAACGGCGCCGGTGACGGTGTTCCGCACGATGTGCGCGCACCAAGGCTGCCTCATCATCGCCAACATGCTGGTCGATCCGGGCCTTGTGCGGCGCTCCTCGCCCGGCTTCCCCGGCACCTTGCCCAAGGACGACTTCGTCTACCCTGACTCCAATGGAGCCGAGGTCACGGCGGTCGCATCGCACGCCGGCTACCTGCTGGCGTTCACGGAGAACGCCGTCTACGACATCACGCCGGACCGACAGACGGGCAAGTTGTCCGGCTCCGTGACGTTGGCGATGGGTGTCGGCTGCGTCGCCCCGCGGAGCATCAAGGCGCTCGCCGATGGTCGGCTCATCTGGCTGGCCCGCGATGGCTTCTACACGATGGACACCAACCAGCAGATCACGCGCGTGTCTCAGCCGATCCAGGCGCTCACCCGCACGGGCCTCAACATGGCGCGCTACCGCAAGGCGGTCAGCGTCGTGGACGCCCGCAGTCTGGAGTACCGCTGCGCCGTCGCCCCGGCTGGTGTTCAGCGCAACACGGTGCTGTTCATCTTCGACGGCCAGAACTGGCGGCGGCAGCAGCTCGGAAACGGAGACGTCGGCACGACGTTCTGGATCGCGGACATGTGCCGCACCGACGACTACCGACAGTACATCCTCATGGCGGGCCGCGACCCGACAA